AAACTCCTAAAAGGACTCCTTCCTGACGCCTGGGTCGATGCTTGGGAATATGTGATGGTAGGTCTTCCGTTCGAGTTCAATCGAGCGGGGCGGACAGAATTACTCCGCTACGCAAGAGGGAACCCGATGGGGGCCTATTCGTCATGGGCCACATTTGCTGTGGCTCATCACTACATCATGTACTCCTGTTGCAAAGACCTCGGCATCGGGTGAAAGTCGGCTAAGTATGTAATGCTTGGTGATGATATCCTCATCGGAGATCAAAACTTAGCAGAACAATACAAAAAGGTGATTACCTCTTTGGGCTGTGAATTTTCTCCACTCAAAACACACGAAAGCAAATATTTGTGTGAATTCGCTAAACGATATGTTTATCGGGGTGAAGAAATAACACCGTTCCCTGTTAGTGCACTCGGTGAGTCCATGAATAAATATCATCTCATGGTTAACTTACTTTGTGAATTAAAAGAGAGAGGATGGAACTTTATAGAAGAGATTCCATTAGCTATCTCTGAATTCTATGGGATAGTGCTTCAGCGCCCTAGCCGTTTCCGGAAGGGCATTGAAGTAAAATCCCAGGCCTGCGAACGCTTACTAAAAGTAATGCGTGGAGTTATTTCAGCTAGCGACGCCTTGAACAGCATCGCTAGGTCAAATAAAGTTCCAATACGCGACTTCGATGAAGAGGAGGGTATGGGTATCCTCCAATCCATCACGGTCGAGTGTTTCGCAGAGTCCAATCCTTTAAACCAGAAAGGAGGAAAGCCACTAGGTTTACTAGCGACAGACCTTCTTATCGGGTTGACTGGATGTGAACCTTCAGAGAGTGAGATACTGCTTTGGGAGAATCCTCATTTTATACCAATTCTACAAGCCTACGGGCAAGTGGAAGAGGCATATATGAAGCTCTCAAAGGAGGCCTTTCGTATTGATACGGAAGGTGGAGGTGACTGGCCTTTATTACTAAAGGCTATGGCACTTCCACTGGATGACACGATCTTTGTTGAAAGATCTGCTCATCTGATCTCCCGGGCATCAGCACTCCTTGGTAAGAAAGTACTTGAGAGGTTCGAGTTAATCCTGACTTATTATCCGGATTACTACGATCCTTCCAAGAAATTCTCCTAAAGGAACAGTTCCCCGTGGTGCAAACCACGGTGGACCCTTGTTAAATTTCTAGCTTTTCGGCTAGAAGGGGTACAAGGGTATTCCCCCGCGAACGAGCGGGGGCAACC